GTTTTTGAGGATGGTTCACACATGTTCAGAGACCGTAATCGACGCTATAGATCTTTCTGATGGCTTCACACACAATAACGTCACCGAAGTTGGATCTACGTATCATTTCACACAGATAAGAGATCTCTCCAGGTTCGATACCATAGCGTGTCGCGAGGGCTAAGGGAGATACGCTACTCCCGTCAAAACCCTCCATGTGCTGAATGAGCCAATGGGATACCACACTACCTTCAACTTTAGTGCTAAAACGACATCTAAGTGCCTGAATAATAGCATTGTCACCGGCGTGAGCGTAACCAGACACAATTTCGCAATTGCGCTGATAAGCTCGCTTCTCGATAGAGCCTCTACCTGGTAGGTCGCCATCGCAACTCCCCAGGGATCTCAATACCACGCCTAAGTTCAGGAAAACCGTAACCTCATTCCCACTCATTGTTGGAGAAACTTTCAAAAATTGATATTCCTCCAAAACGTTAACACGTTGAACGGTTACTTTGTAACCAACAAAGGCTGCACTCTTGTGAATGACACCTTCACAATCCGCAACCTTAACACCTTTTTGGCAATGCCACCATATACTTAAACATATCATAGATGTAGCTATGTTGTTCAGTAGAGTGGTCAATACCGTGCCAGAATACATGACATAACCATTGGACTCCAACACGACTTTTTCGCGAGGGTTCCTGGGATTGCGTATGGCCAAATCGAGGCCACACTGCTTCACTACTTGGACCATGACGTCATACCAATATGTCCCGGATACTAAATACAGGACCAAAGCAAAAATGCTATTCGTATGTGAAGTGTCACAAGAGCTGATGTCAAGGTTCGCACAAAACCTACCATCCTCACATGGTATACCTATACAACAGTCATCAGAATGGTATACACAAACGAACGAAGCAGATTCCCACAGCTTCGTGAAACATTCACACAGTGTAGAATACACTGGTGAGAAAACAAACCTCATTTCGAGGTTGTTAAAAATAAACCAGGGCTCAAAACAGTGTTTAATAACACTACAGAGAGCCCCGCCCAACAGGGAACCGGGACACGTATAATCGCCTATCATGCGTCCGAATTTACCTGGTTTTGCCCACTCTGGACATTTCAATTTACCGGCAATCCGATGCACAAAGTTAAGACTTAAGAGTGTTCCAGACTTTAACAAGTCCAAGAGACTCTGCATACGCAACTTCCTCTTCTGATGTACCCTACCAGCATCTTGCACAATAACGTCGTACCACTCGCCTAAGCTCTCCGTGAGTGCTACTCGCACACGCAAAACTAGGCAAGACAAATAAGCGTGCATTAAATTGTGCCACGTGCTGTCTCCTTCCACATCGAAGGCCCTCTCCTGATTGTGACGCAACCACTCGTCATAATCCTCCGGTTCCCCTTCGTACGAACCAAACGTGTTCGTTTCGGGCATACGCTTGGCACTCAAACGAGTGAAAGCGCCTGACAGATTGGTCAAACTCTCCTTTGTGTAGCACAAAGCACCAGAATAAAAAACTGGACCAAAAAAGGTTTTATAACCTTTAACGTTATTGGTTAAATCATCAGTATCCTCGGTGGGGAACAACAATCTACCACTATCGACTAACGCACAGACGAACTCTATGGTGGATTTCCCTATAGCTTCCAACTGGGATGACAACTTTGTATTCTTGCCATCAGAAAAACTGTACCGTCCGTTGTAATGGAAAGGTTTCGTGACAGAACACAACACGTGCCTGACGCGATACAGTCCCAATTTGAAACAGCCAGTTGCCCCACTGCAGATACCTCATAATTGCTCAGGTGTCATGTAGGTGTAGGATCCAACGACCCTACCTTTGCACTGATTTCCTTTGATCTTGCGCAAACAGTGCTGCTGATAAGCAGAATTTACACTGTTGGTCATGATCTCCAGATCACACCCATGGTATTTCCCACCAGTCTTACATAACTGGAACAGCACAGAAGAGAATAACTCCACCGTGCGATCGTTGATGTCGACCCCACCGTACTCAATCAGCACGTGTTCCACAACACTAGGGTATATGGGCACGTTAACGTATCCATTAAACCCCAGCGCGCGCAGAGGATGGGTGCCTAAATCTCGGCGACTGAAAGGAAAGAATCGGTGTTCAGAATATGTCCGACCACTCAACCCAATTCCTGTTATACCGTATATACTCCCTGACATCATCAGTTTCCCACTGAAGTATCTCGGAATGTGCCATGCCACAAACACATATGTGGTGATGACACTCACGACGAGAAAAGGATGCTCGATAAAGAAATACGGTCCAAAAACAGACAAGTCAACAACGATACAACACAGCATCATTAATGTCAAAAAGTACCTAAGCCAGTGCATGGGTCGGTAAAGGGTGTTTAGAACACCCAGACTCACGCTCTCGACAAGGAGATCTTTGCCTGGGGTCAACAACTTGATACGTGCTTGCGCACGTGCCTGATGGTCGACACCCTCGACATCTCCTTCTATGTCGTCCCCACCAAGTAGTAGAGCTTCCTCTACAACAGGCACTTCCATTTCCTGCATGACAGGAGGAGGAATGTTGCCAACCACAGGTTGGACAACTCCCTCAAGGATTTGGTTGGGGGGCTTCTGACGCGCTTTGCGGCGTCGGGAGTTGCGCTTCTTCCGTGGAGTGGAAGGAACGTAACCCCCAGGGGGAGGGGACTCGCCAGGGATGATGGGAACTCCATTGCGAGCTTGTTGCCGCAAGTGTCTCCCATTAACATCATCACCATTGGTCCACTCCCCGTTGTTACCGTTCAGTTGTGTTGGTGGAGCGAAGTCTATTACGCTTGCATCTTCTACACCAAAGTCACTGTAGGGTAACGTGTTGTTTGTCAAAAACAACAAAAAAGCTTCCTTGTCATAGAATGACAGACCTCCGAGGGTGAGGTGTGTAAGCGCAAATTCGAACATCAACGGAGCAATTGATGGGGTCCTACACAAAGGGCAGCGAAATAGTCGATGGTTCACACATTCGAAAATGCATGATTCACAAACGGCCGCTGGGCAACTGGGGCACACTATGTGTGCCAGCCAGAAGCGGGGTAAGAGTTTGTTGCAAATGCAACATTAACCAATGTCCATACCAAGGAGCGCGGTACAGGTTAACTCTATAGGAACCTGTGGGGGTGGGGAAGGGGGAGGTGAGGGTAACGAGTTTTCCAGTTTTATCTGGGGTTGGGATTCCCTGAAGCTTAGTATCCACAGAGTGGACACATATTTCGGTCAAAGAGTAGCGAGTTGCGTCCCGACATGGTGACTCCTTCACTACGCACGGTTCGGCTGTTGCTGTGAAGCGAAACGAGACGATACCTACCTACGTACATAACTGCAGTTCTCCCGGTCATATGTTATATATGAACGGGCAAGATCTTGTAAGCCAAGCGAAACTGGTGGATAAGCCTTCCACCAAAGCACCTCACAGCGAGGTTTGGTAGCGTGTGGATCCCGTTGGACTTGGAACACACACACCCCTCTCAAAAAGACCACTCCCAACCATATGGGAATGGCGAAACTACACAGTACAGCACTGTGTGACGGTCAATGAAGCCCATCCGAACGGGTGTAGACATCCGGAGGAACTACCTCCAACATATGTCGACACCCACAGTTTACTTTGAAACGTTGAATGCTCGCCGGAGCTCCAATCTAGCCGATGCGTGAAAGGACTAGAGTAGTGATCGCTCCATCAGTACCAAGGGCGTTGTTGAGGATCAACGAGATACCCGTGGTGAGGACTGTGGTCTTGACAGTAAAAGTCAAATTACAATCATCCTCATTAGCTGATGAATCCCACAACTGCAATGTTACCCCAGGACCATACGTGGAGTAGCCAACGCTTGGAAATCCAAGAACCGAACCGGCCTTGAAATACTCACAAGACATCGCTACCATATATGTGCCAATCTGCGGGAAAATCAGCCTATCGACTATGTCGACAAAGGGAGCAACACCCGGAACTATGACAGTCGCGGGATATTGTGCACTAGGCGTTAAAATATGCCCTGTGTCGGCAGTCAGGCCCCATGTTAACTCGAATTGTAACACGAATGACCCATAGATGCTTGGAGCTCCGGCAATGACCTAAATGCTCGTGTCGGACACGGAAAACGCTATGGCAGACAATGTCCACTCAGCCGTAACAGTCGTCCCACCGGGAAGCACTGGGTCAGCAGTGCTAGATGAGTTGAAAGACAGTTTGCATGACGGACCAGTTGTTTTGAAGACATAACTATTTTGGAACGTGGAGGTAGTCACCGCAGAACCAATGACGCGGTACTGCGTGGCGTTGTTAAAATAGTTAACCGTCGCACCGTTGGTAATTGTGAAACCCATGATACACGCAGCGTCAGCTGATCCACGAGCGCAGTAAGTCAACATGTAAAAATCTCCTGAAGTGAGATTGTTTAACAACAAGTCCTTACCATTAACAGTTACGTCGCCTGTAATACCATAATTCTTTATGGTCTGATTGGCGGTGGCACCAAAAGGTGTCGTAGAGGCCACGCCCGTGGAAGCGAACCCATGAATGTACCCTGACCGCACATCAGGGAGACGTGGACCGGTCAACTCAACATCGTAAGTGACCCAAAGTTCACCGACAACATCGTTAACGGTACTCCCACTGGGTCCACCTACGGTTGCGATGGAAAAATCGCACAAATCGTAAATGTTCCCCACATTTGCGTTCACTCCAGCGGAGGCACCAATATGACGTGTGTAGTACCAGTTCTGAACTTGGTCCTTACACTCCACACCGTAAAGACAATTCTGGTCGGTACGAACAGAGATGGCATTCTCAGTATTTTCCATTTGCGTCTTAGAAACGAAAGGAGGTGCAGACGTGTTGAACTGACACGCCATGACCACAGACCCAAGACTCGATAAGGCGCCAGCCGTGCCAGACCCGACTAAAGGAGATATGGTGGAGATGTACTCAAAGACAAGACCCTTAAAACGGTACTTCTCAAATTGAGTTGCTATCCCAGCGAGATATGGAAACGTTGTGGAGTAATCTGCGTTCACAACAAATTGGCTGGAACGGAAAGCTCCTTGCGCACCACAATAAATATCTCCAATGAATTCACGATGTGTCAACCGTGTAGTCTTATCTCCAAAGGAGATAGTCGCCGGAACACCTCCCTTAATAAGGGAGTTCACTTGCGCATCACCACCAAGGGTGTATTCGCCAGATCCGACAAGTTTTGAAACACGCGCCGCAAGAGCTGAACCTAGCTTGCGACCCGTTTGGGGGACACCTATTTGTCCCCCGAGGTAACCCCCAGCACGGGAGCCACCTTCCATGAGCGCTCTCTTAATCATGTTTTTGATAACAGGACTAGAAGCACTAACAGCCGATTTGAGTGCCTTACCGACACTGGGCTTCGACCTACCCTTTCCATTATTTGATCTGTTAGGAATCCAATTTAGAGTTCTCCCACACAAAGGACCAATTGTGTGGCTCCCCCCAGACATGGCAGTGTCTTATCTTATAACGCTTTGGGACGCACTAAAGCTCTAGCGCCTGTTTCATTCGACCGCAGCCGTGGCAGAAACATGAAAAACTTACCGACTGAACTTGGTTGCCTGCACCTTGCCAAAGGGTGGGTAAATCGCCAAGCTCTCATGGTATAGCCTGAATTGGGCCCGTAGCTCCTACTCCAGATACCATGGAAGGTGTGATAACAGTTTGCTCTTCACGCCGTTTCATTGTCCACTCAATTAAGTGCAGACTCAACGCCGTTGATCACCTCTACGGTGTAAAACCCTGTTATCTCAAGTCGCGTACCATCAATAAAGGTGACACACTACCAGCACGCCCGTCGGTTTCCA